CATTTATAACACAACCATCGAAGTCTTTATAACTGTTCGACCTTAGTACCCTTGGGAAATGACCTTTTCTTGGGGGGTGAAGGTGTCTTATTTTTGTTCATGACATTTTCCAGGTTCTTGGCGAGGTTATTATTCAACGCGTTTAGTTTGTTATTTAATTTCTTTCGCCTCTGCATTTTCCACTCGGAGACGGTTTCACGTTTAATAGTGTTGACACCCATCTTAAACGGTACACCTGCTTTATTCTTTTTTAAATTCGCCGCGTTTATACGTTTCTTGAGTTCGGCGACATCTAAATCGAGTGAAGGCATTACATTCTTATACGTATTCAACCACTTCTTACCATATAATTTTTGTATATCTTTTTTAATCCCCGTGTTAGACAAACCCCGTGTCTCCAACACTTTACTTTGAGCTTTAACCTTTTTATTCGCAGCCTTAGCAGCCTTTTCAACCTTTTTGACATTTACCGGTAAGGGTTTGGGAATGTTTAATTTTTTGCAAATAGTATCAACCGTGTCAAAGTCGGAAATGGGGACACCTTTCGTTATCGCGATAGGTATGAGTTCCTCTATTGTGTACGCCTTACAAGGTCTATTCTTAACGGTGAATTTACCGTATACCTTGTCCTTTATCTTTGCGCATATCTGAGGTTTGGTCGTTTTTCCGGTGATATCAACAATACCTATCTTTTCCGCAACTGCGACGAGCTTTGGGCGAGGTACTGTCGCACACTTCTTCTTACCTACACGTATACCATTTTTACCATTCTTAGAATTCGACTTATTAAAATAACTAATAGCATTACTAGCGTTGTTTACCTGTTTATTTTTAATTACACGCACTTTCTTCGCGACTGGTTTGAGGTTAACATTCCTGAAATTGCTAATCAATCCCATAACATTTAATTCTTTCACGAGATCGCTACCAATGTTATACGCATTGTTCAAGTCTCTCGTCGTTTTAGCACCCATGATTTGTATCTTACCCGAGCGAAATAATTGAAACCCTTGGTTTTTATGTACCATTTTTAAAGATGGGCGTAATTCTGGTTCATACGAAGCATTTCTAGATCTAGAAAATGCCGACGCTATACCAGCCAAATTAAGAATACCGTTTGTTTGGAATGTCCCAACTAACACAACATATTTAATAGGATTATACAGAAACCTAGCATTGGGTATATACGTGTCCACGATATATTTCCGTATCATTTCTGGGTGTCGGATATTATTGTTTAGAATTCCACCGGAAACTTGCATCTTTCCATTCTTGTAAACTTTAACCATGAACTTACTTTCCAATCCATTTTCGAATATACGCCCGTTAATTTCTGCAAGGAAATAAGCATGCTTCTTCACATTATTAGCATTAGGCTTAACTGTAAACGTATGTTTCGCGCCTATAGCCATTCGCCCATAGCGCAATATGATGCTATTGACCTCTACATCCAATGTAGATCCGGGTGATATAGGTTTTCGTTTGTGTGGTTTTTTATACAGTATTGGATTTACATTAACTGAGTAATTACCATTTTTCGCGTCCTGATTTACCATTCCATTGAAAATTGATAGTTGTAGAGGTGATATCTTCAATTGTGTAAAATTGGTGCTACGAAATTTATCGCCGGTGATAGTACCGATCCGAGACGATATTTTATTTACTGGTAACTGCATAGCATTTTTCATCAACGCACCGCGTTCCTGGTTGGTGAGGTAGGGTGCGCGTCGTATCATGTTCTGAGACGTAAGAGGGGTGTTCAAATTCGAATTCGAATTCGAATTTTCAAATTCGTTAAATAAACCCATATATTACACAGACATTTTTAATCAGTTCCTACCGACATTACAGGTTTAGCCGACATATCTACGATATCGAGACCCATAATAAACTCGGTGCCATTCTGTTCCATGACCGGGAATGTATCGTCGCAGCTCTGATATTTTGTAGGTTCTGCGATACGTACAACCCTGATATCTCTGGATCCAAATGGCCCCGCCCAGATATCCTGATTGAGTGTTTTGTGCATGACACCGTGGAATTCGGAATATTTTTTCTTGAAAAACTTGAGTGGACACTTTTTATCGGGATTGAACTCAATGCACGGTTCTGATAAGAACGATTCTAGGGGACTACAAGCCGTGGCGAGTTGGCGCTGAACATCTACAAAGTACTTGGGTACGATGTTCCAGATATCTTTCTCGGGCCATTTTTGCGCAAACTCCAAATACGCGCGCACGCACTTCTGTAAAATGCATGGAAGTTCCCCTTCGAGTTTACCGTCGAGGGTGGGGTCTGCTTCACGAACCTGTTTTGTAAAATCAGCAGTCAGTACACGTCGCAAAATACTGCCAGAGTTATCACGCCAATTCGGGACTTCATTACCCCCGAGAATGCCGGGTACCGTCCACTCAAACGATTTAGCCTTCTCGTGTTTCACTGCGATAGATACATCCTCACCGCTCACGATCGACTGAAACTCGGCCTGTTCAAGTGCCAGGTCACCCTTGATCTCTGGCGCAATAAACATAAATCCATCCATGATAGCCGACAATCCAAACTTCCGCTCTACATTATTCGATAGGGTCTTAACATCCTCCGTGCAGTAAAACTTTCTGAATACCTTCGTGATGAGTGTAGACTTACCCGAGCGTGCAACACCTTTCAGGAAAGGAATGCATTGCCACTTGTCAATCTCATTAACATCGAAGCATAGTCTACCACCCATAGCAAAAATCCATTCGGATACATCCTTATCGAACTTTTGATAGTTCAACACGGAATCGAAAAAGGGTGTCGGTATGTCGCGCCAGTTAATCTCAGAATAGTCTGTGAAATCCTGATCAAAATACTTAGAACTTACGATCGTCTGATCCAAGTTTTTGAATTCATTTGACTCATACGTGTAAAAACTCGCACGCCAGTGTGGGTTGACAATATCCGATTTCTCGCTATCAAATTCCTTACCGATGAAAATACCGTTTTTAAACGACCATACGTGACGGTTCTTTTGAATTTCGGGGAATTGCATATCTTTTATGTTTTCTAAGTGGCGGATAAGATCATTATGACCGGGTGCGCGTGCAGTAAGGTTCTTCCATAAGTCAAATTGAACTTCTTTCTTAGCAACACCGTATACGTAATCCTTGATCGTTTCCACGGGTTTCCAAGCTCGAGTTCCTGCACCGTCGGGTGTCTTAATCTGAACACAACACTGCCCTTTGTATCGTCTAATCTGTCGCCGGTAGAGATCCTTGAGTGTCTGTAAAACACCCTGCTGAAATGGGTTAAGTTCGTCTATGTTGTTAATCGTGGAGATCCTAAAAATAGATGGGTCGGTTTCTGGGTTAATTGGAACATATGTAGGGTTGTTCATACGTTCACTTATGCGAGCGTGTCGAAATACAATCTGCCATGCATCGTCTACTTGATCCAGAAGACGGTTGATGCGAACGGATATCTTCATATCGTTATCGTCTTCAATATCCATCATGTTAAGAGTGTCTGCTCTATGGTAAAGTTCGCATAGACGTTCGTTCATACGCTTAACTTTGGATTCGACACGTGAGATGTCAATAGATACTGGTAAACCATCTTCTGTCAGTTCATCTTTCGTAAAAAAGTTTTCATAGCCGATACGGTAGGACAAATATATGTCGTCACGGTCATTGATTTTCCACATATCTTCCAGCTGGACGAGAAATTTCATGACATCGTCGTGGGAAAAAGTTTGAATTTGGTTGGTCCACATTGCACTGGCGGCGTCATCCCGGTTAGATGTTTCATCGATGAAATGTGTAGCTACCCCTGTCATTTCCTAAATATAGATTTCTTTTTTTAAGCAGTGTTATTCTTCTGGAGGGATGATAAAATTTTAACAAGAATCTTATTCTGAATTTCCATCTGACGACCCATATTTACGAGGGCGGTACAAACTGTATCACCGTCCTGTGTTGTCAGGACGGAACCGAGCATGGCTTCCATGGGACTCATCACATCATCCTCATCCTCGTATTGTGTGAGATCTACCTGGTCAATATCACCAGGCTGAGATTCATCTTCATACTCAGATACTGTTTCGGCACTGGCCTCGGCTTCGATTTCGGAATGAGTGTGTTGGGACATTTATGTAAGGTGAGGAAAAATGGTGCCGTGTTTTTCGCGGCTCAAAAAAAATGTTGGTATATAGTACAACAACTCACAATGGCCGGTGGTCTCATGCAACTCGTCGCTTACGGTGCCCAGGATGTCTACCTGACCGGCAACCCTAAGGTTACTTTCTTCCAGGCGGTCTACCGCCGCCACACCAACTTCGCGATGGAGAACATCGAGCAGACCGTCAACGGTACTGCCTCCAACTCCGGTCGCGTGTCTGTCACCGTTGCGCGCAACGGTGACCTCGTCAACGACATGTACATCGAGCTCAAGGCCGCCTCCGGTCTCGAGACTGGTACCGGTACGGCGAACGCCGATGCCTGCTGGGTCGCTGAGCGTGCCGTCAAGGATGTTGAGCTTTCCATCGGTGGTCAGCGCATCGACAAGCACTACCAGAAGTGGTGGCGCCTGTACTCCGAGCTTTACCTCGACGAGTCCAAGAAGGCTTCGTGGGGTAAGATGACCACCGCGGTCAATTCTCAGGTGTTCCTTCCCCTGATTTTCTTCTTCAACCGCAACCCCGGTCTCGCGCTCCCCCTCATCGCGCTTCAGTACCACGAGGTCCGTCTCGACTTCGACCTCACTGATCAGTTCTCCACTCACACTGATGGCACCACCTTCAAGGTGTGGGCTAACTACATCTACCTTGACACCGAGGAGCGTCGTCGCTTCGCTCAGAAGGGTCACGAGTACCTGATCGAGCAGGTTCAGCACACTGGTGTTGACTCTGTTTCCGGTGCTGTGGCTGGCGTTGGCAAGACCAAGCAGGTCCGCCTCTCGTACAACCATCCCGTCAAGGAGCTCGTATGGTGTCTGTCTTCGAACGATGACCAACAGGGTCTCTGGAACTTCACGTCGAAGGCTGCGGACAATGCCATCATCCTCGAGTCTGACCCCACCGCGATCGCTGCGTCTAACGCGTTCATCTCTACTTCCGCTTCCGGTGCTCCCATGCTTAAGGTCGGCACTGACGGTACCCAGGCTGCCAACGCCTTCACCGAGGAGAACGCCGGCACCGTCGGTTCCATGAAGCTCGTACTCAACGGCCAGGACCGCTTCAAGGAGCAGTCCGGTAAGTACTTCAACCAGGTCCAGGCGTACAACCACCACTCCGGCTCCCCCTACGCCGGTGTGTACTCGTACTCTTTCGCGCTCAAGCCCGAGGAGCACCAGCCTACCGGTACATGCAACTTCTCGCGTATCGATAACGCCCAGGTTGCGATCACAACCGCTAATGGTAACGCCGACGCGACCAACCTCAACATGTTCGCGGTCAACTACAACGTCCTCCGCATCCAGTCGGGTATGGGTGGCCTCGCGTTCTCCAACTAAGCATTTAGTCTTAGTTTTTTAAAAATATTTGTATTTCAATTTTAAAATGCACATCCATGCTATTTAAAACTGAATTTGTTATTTGTTAATTTGTTTATTCAAAACTGACCGAGCAGTCAAACGAATTACATCGTCCTCGTCCAATCATATCGTACACGACCTCCCCATCGACGATCTCCTCTTCGATGAGTAATTCCTTGAGTTCTTCGAGCTTATCTTTATTATCCTTCAACATCTGGACTGCGTACTTGTAACACTGGGATACGATGTTATCTATTTCGTTATCCACCTTAAGAGCGGCTGACGGGGAAAGGTTACGATAATCGTAATTGTTCTTACCGAACCCGTACGTCGTGACCATTTCACGGGCAATCTGGTACACCATCGCGTAATCGGAACTCGCACCGGTCGTGACACGGTTAGCACCGTAGATAACCTCTTCAGCTGCGCGACCACCTAGGGCGACTAGGATCTGAGCGAGTAGATACTCTTTCGTGTAAAAGGGTGAGTCTGCGTTATCCTCCGAAGGTTGGAAGAATGTCACACCACCCGCAGCACCGCGGGGCATGATAGATACCTTGCGAACTGTATCGTAATCCGGTACGAGAACGCCGATGATAGCGTGTCCAGCCTCGTGATAAGCTACGAGCTCCTTCTTGCGCATGGAATATTTAACATCTCCCTTAGCACCAATGACAATACGTTGATATACGTTCTCGGTGATTTCGGTCGTGATCGTCCCGTCGTTATCCTTGACGGCGCGGATAGCGCACTCGTTGAGGAAATTGGCTAGATCCGCACCGGAGAAACCGGTTGTCTGTTTCGCGATGTTCTTGAGACGGACATCTGATGCGAACTTCTTACCTCGTGCGTGAACTCCCAAAATCTTGAGGCGACCCTTAACACTCGGAAGGGAAACCTGAATTTTACGATCAAACCGACCTGGACGAAGTAGTGCGTCATCGAGAATATCTACACGGTTCGTGGCAGCAATGACGACAATACCAGTCTCGTTATCGAAACCATCCATCTCTGTGAGAAGTTGATTGATAGTTTGTTCACGCTCATCATTCCCGGGTGTAGTAGTGCCACCACGCTTCTTGCCTACAGCATCAATTTCATCAATGAAAATGATACACGGTTGATTTTCACGAGCCTGTTGAAACAATTCGCGTACACGCTTAGCGCCTACACCCACGAACATCTCAATGAAACTCGCCGCAGAACATTGAACAAACGGAACATTTGATTCACCCGCGATAGCGCGCGCCAGTAGTGTTTTACCAGTACCGGGGTCACCGGCGAGTAATGCTCCGCGTGGAATTCGAGCACCACTCCCGTAATACTTATCAGGGTTTTTGAGAAAGTCGACAATTTCTTCGAGTTCATCCTTCGCGGAATCGATACCCTCCACATCCTTGAAACGTGTTGTCACATCACTTTCCATATTGAAGTCCGCGGATTTCATAAAAGGGTTCGGCATTCCCATACCACCTTCACTTCTCGACGCGAATAACGTACGCGCGAGTGTAAACGCATACGCGACAAAAAAGAACATAACGAGATTTTCGGTAAGAGACATGGGTTGTGTATTATCCACCACGACTTCAGCTCCACTCTCCATGAGTGTATTCCATAACTGTTCGGTCTGTACGATTTGCACGTCCCCGTAATCACCGTTCTCTTCCTGGAAGACGGCGACGTTCTTATTAGGACGAACGATTACAGCGGGAAGTTCTTTGTTCTTTAGACCTTGTATGAACTGTGTATATGAACGCGGGCTATACTCAACAGTGCGCTCCTTTGTATCAACTTTGACACTTGGGGCTTTGAAGATATATTTTGTCAAACTATTCATTCCGCTATGTCGTATACG